TAGCTTAAAAGACTTGCATACTAAAGTTGATAGAGCTTTAAATAGGTTAGGTATTGGCTAGTGTCTGTTAATTCAAGCAGATCAATATGGGAATTTGAAGCTGATGCTCGCAGAAGAAAGACTGAAGAGAAATTAGCTAAAAGAAAGAATCCTGCAGATCAAGTACAAACAGCTTTAGATGCAATAGGAACTCTCCCTTTATTAGGAACTCCAGCAGATATAGCAAATATAGGTATATCTCTTGGTAGAGGAAATTTAGGAGAAGCAGGCTTGTCTCTTGCTGCAGCTGTTCCAGGACTTGGTCTTTTATCTGGTGCAGGTAAACTTGCTAAGAAAACTAAAGGTATTAGAGCTGGAGATAATGTAGTTAAAGAATTTATACCTATTAAAGGAAGGTCTACTTTTGATCCAGGAGCAGCAGCTAAAGATAAAAAGCTAGGAATATATGATCCAGAAAGGTCTGGCTATAGAGATATTGTTCTTGCTAGAATGGAAACTCCAGAAGGAAAAACATTTATTCAACCTTTTTATGAATCAACTGGAACTTCTGGGAAGTTTGCAAGTCAATCAGGAGGAGCTAAAAGAAGAGGCGAGTATGAGCCTTTTGTTGGAAGAATAGAAAAACAATCAGGTCCATATAATCCAGGCTGGTATATGAAAGGTCAAGTAGATATTGAAAGTCCTACCAAATGGAAATCAGCAAATTATAAAATAGATACAGAAGCTAAAAGAGAATACTTAAAAAAATTAAAACATCAAGGTGTTGAAATGGAAGAGGCTTTTGAAATGATGGCTCGAATGGGAGATTATTCAGATGTAAGTAAAGAGCTAAAAAGACTTGATGAATTGGGTTATTTTACTAAAAATACTAAAGTATATGAAAATTTAAATAGAAACTTAATGAACAAGTGGTTAAAGGAGCAAGGGGTAGATTTACCTGGACTTACTAAAGGTGAGTTCAAACAAGGTGGAAAAGTTTCTAACAAGCAAGTATTTAACTATCTAAAGAATGTCTAATATAAACCTACATAATGTGTCTAAAGAAGAAGAGGCACTACATCTAGCGTACAATGATATAATTGCATTTGGTAAATTATTTTTGCCTGATGATTTTTTAAGATCTGAAACTCCTTGGTTTCATTATAATATTGCAGATGCTATTAATGACCAAGATGTAAAACAGTTGGCTATCATTATGCCAAGAGGACATGGAAAGACAGTATTAACTAAAGCAGACCTTATGAGGTCTTTTTGCTTTAATCAGAAAGATTTTGAGTGGGGATTTATAAAAGAGAAGCCTGATCCATTATTTTATGGTTGGGTATCAGCTACTGCAAAGTTAGCTACAGGTAATATGGATTATATTAAGTCTCATATAGAGATGAATGACAAGATACAATACTACTTTGGTAACCTTAAAGGAAAGAAATGGACTGAAGTAGATATAGAGATGGCTAATGGTTGTAAGCTTATATCGAAGTCTAACATCTCAGGTATTCGTGGTGGAGCTAAACTTCATAAAAGGTATGATCTCATCGTACTGGATGATTTTGAAGACGAGAACAATACTATAACACCAGAAGCCAGAGCTAAGAATAGTAATCTAATTACAGCTGTTGTCTTTCCAGCACTTGAACCCAAAACAGGAAGATTAAGGATTAATGGTACACCTGTGCATTTTGACAGCTTCATTAACAACCTGATCGTAAATTATGAAAAAGCAAGGAAAGCGAAGAAGGACTTCAGCTGGGATGTTAAGTTGTTTAAAGCATTGCAAGATGATGGTACTGTACTTTGGGATAGTTGGTTTCCTAAAAAAGAATTAGAAAGAAAGAAAAAGTTCTATTTAGACTCTGGACAGCCAAGTAAGTTTTGGCAAGAGTATATGATGCAAGTTCAATCAGAAGATGATTCTATATGGACTCGTAGGCATATTAAAGAGTTTGAAGGAACTTTTTTACATGAAGCAGAACAAGGAATATCATTTTTAACTTTAGAAGATGGTAGTGTAAAGCCTGTTAATGTATTTGCAGGTGTTGATCCAGCAACTGACTCTCAAAGAAGAGATGCAGATTTTTCAGTTATTATGGTGATTGCTGTTGATGAAGATAATAACTTATATGTATTGGATTATACTAAAAAAAGAGGTATTCCAGTTCTTGGTATCCCTGGTGAGCCTACTAAAGGCATAGTAGATTATATGTTTGAGATGAACAATATCTATCATCCAAACTTATTTACTATTGAGGATACATCAATGTCAAAGCCTGTAATGCAGTCTCTTATATCAGAAATGAAAAGAAGAAATGACTTTGGTGTTAAGTTTAAAGCTGAAAAGCCAGGGACAAGAATGTCTAAAAGAGATAGAATACAAGAAGTACTATCTGCAAGATTTTCAACAGGTCAAATACATCTTAAAAGAGATGATTATGACTTAAGGCAAGAAATACTTACATTTGGACCTCGTATGGCACATGATGATTGTATTGATGCATTAGCTTATGCAGCTAAATACAGCTATCCATTAAAGGGTATAAATGAAGAAAAGGGCAAGTATACTAAGCGTAAACCTCAAGCTAAAAGTTGGGTGGTTGCATAATGGGAAGAAACTATAAAGATGAGTATAAAAAATTTCAAGATTCTCCAGCTCAAAAGAAAAAAAGAGCTGCTTTAAATAGAGAGAATCATAACAGGGATACATATGGCAATGGAGATGGCTTAGATGTATCACATACTAAAAATGGAATAAGGCTTGAGAAGTCTTCTATCAATAAGGGCAGAAAGGAAAAATCTCGTATGAAGGGTAGCAAGAGAACTTTTAAAAAAGGTGGGGAAACAAAAGTCACAGATAGACAAAAGACTTCAAACTTATATCAAGGCACTCCACAACAAGTAGCAGATAGAATGAAAAGGAATCCTTCTTTTGCTAAAGGAATGGCAGAACATTATGGTGTTCAGCTTGATAAAAAATCTAAATTTGGTATTAGTAAAATAAAAAAGAAACAAAAAGGAGGTTATCTCTCTGGTCCTTCACATAAGAATGGAGGGATCCCAGCAGTTGTAGCTGGAAAGCAACCTGTTGAATTAGAAGGTGGTGAGTATATAATTAAAAAGTCAAGTGTAGATAAGCTTGGTAAGCAAACTTTAGAAGAAATTAATAAGAAAGGTAGGATACCTACTATGAGATATGGAGGGCAACCAGAACAATATATAGGTGGAAGCAGTAAAGGAAAAGAAACTGTTGAAAAGAAAGTTGAAAGACTTAAAAAACAAAATGATCCTAATTATAAACCAAAAGGATCACCTAAGACTGCAAGAGAATTAGCTAATGAAAGACATGCAAAAATAAGAGCAAAGAAAAATGAAGAATCAAGAAATAAAGCTCGCAAAAGAGTTTCTTCAAAGGATCCAGTAGTTGGTTCTTTAGAATATAAAAAGATGAAAGCTAACGAAAAGAAAGAGGATGCAAAGAAAAGAAAAATTTCTGGATTTGATGAAAAGACTAATTATATTGGTTCAGGAATGTCTAAATCAAAATACTTAGCTAAAGTAGATAGAGCTCAATCTTATTATAAAAGTAGACCAAGTAAAACTAAAACTAAAGTAGATAAAAAAGAAATTAAAAAGAAAAAGTTTGTTCCTTCTAAAGATGATTATTCAGCTGAATATGAACAATCTCTTAAAGATAAAAAGAAGAAAGTTGATTCTCCAGTTAAAGGGAAAAAAACAACTCCTAAAGGATATAAAGTTCCTGATAAGCCATTAGTATATGCTCCAACTAAAGAGGATACTAAAGTTAAAGAAAAAAAGAATATTGGTTACTTTGATCCTTCTACTGGCAAGCGATATGAGTCTAAAGCTGCATGGAAAAAAAGTACTCAAAAACCAATAAGACCTATAAAAAAGTTATCTAAAAAAGAACAATCTAAATTATCTGTACAAGAACAAAGGGGATATTTAAAAGAGTTAAAAAAATCTAAACAAAAAAAGAAATTTGATCCTAAAACAGGTAAGAAAATTATATCTCAAGAAAACTTAATAGGTGATGCTTTAAAATCTTTAAAAAGTAGATTCTTTAAGAAGAAGCAAGCTGGTGGACCTGTTCAAAAACCTATGGGTGCAAATCAAGTAAATCCTTCTGCTCCATATAATCCTACTTCAAATATTCCAGCAAGACCTCCTTTTAGACAAGGAATGAGAATGATGGGGCATGGTGGACAAGTATCTACATCTAATGATAAAGCAGGTGCAGGTGATATACATACAGTACATACACATTCAGGATATAAAGCTGGAGAATAATGGCTACTAAAAAAGCTGAAAGAATAAAGAATCTATTTAGCAGATTAAGAACATCTCATAGAGATCAATGGCAGTATATTAATCAGCAAGGACATGACTTTGCTAATGATAACCAACTGTCTGATAATGAAAAAAAATCCTTAGAAGAACAAGGTATGCCTACATTTACTATTAACAGAATAACACCTGTTGTAGAAATGTTAAATTACTATGCAACTGCTAATACACCAAGATGGCAAGCTATAGGGGTTGATGGTAGTGATTCAGATGTAGCTGCTGTATTTTCTGATATGGCAGATTATATTTGGGCTAATAGTAATGGGCAATCTTTATTATCTAATGCAATAAATGATTCTATAACTAAGTCTTTAGGATATTTGCATATAACTGTAGATAAAAATCAAGATCAAGGAATGGGTGAAGTTGTTATACATCAGCCAGATCCATTTGATATATTTATAGATCCTAAGTCAAGAGATATGTTGTTTAGAGATGCTGCATATATAATGATTAGAAAAATGCTTCCTAAATCTCATCTTAAAAAATTATATCCTGACTATGTAAGAAAAATAACTAAAGCATCAGGAAATGAAGGTGAGTATTCTTTATCACAAAGAGCTATGGATTCTGACCATAAAGATATATTGCAAACAGATATTACATCAACTTATGACAATGAAGGTAAGGATGATCCTTTAACAGAATATTATGAGCTTTATGAAAAAGTTAAAGTACCATTAATCAATGTATTTTATAGAATACCTCTAAAACCAGAGCAAATAAAAATGGCTGAACAGCAAGTTCAAATGCAATTACAAAAAATGCAAGAAGAAATGCAAGTTCAGTTTTTAGAGCAAAAAAGAGAAATGGATGCTGCTTTACAATCAGGGCAAATGATTCAAGAAAGATATGAACTTGAAATGAAAAAAGCCCAAGAGATGATGCAAAATCAATTACAAACTGCTCAAAAACAACTTACTGCTGAAGTTCAAGAGTCTATGACTCAAATAGATAATAAAATTATTTCTGAAAAAGAATTTAAATTAATATCTGAAGATAAAGAATTTGCAGAATCTATAGTAGACAAAATAAGATTTCATGATGATAGAATGAGAATCACATGTGTTATAGGTGATCAGTTTATTTATGAAGAAATAATGCCTGAAAATATAAAAGACTATCCTATAATTCCTTTTCACTATAAGTGGATAGGAACACCTTATCCTATATCTGCTGTTTCTCCATTGGTAGGTAAGCAAAGAGAGTTGAATAAAGCTCATCAGCTTATGATACATAATGCTTCTCTCGGATCCTCCTTGCGATGGATGTATTTTGAAGGTAGTATAGATGCAGAAACTTGGGAAAAATACTCCTCAAGTCCAGGTGCTTTATTACCTGTCAATCATGGATATGAACAACCTCAAGCTGTTCAACCTGCTCAACTCTCAAATGCTTTTTTTAGTCTTGTTCAACAAGGTAAAGGCGATATGGAATATCTTGCAGGTATTTATTCAAGTATGCAAGGGGACACACAATCAACAGCTGATATGCCTTATCGTGGTATGTTGGCTATGGATGAATATGGAACAAGAAGAGTTAAGTATTGGATGAAGCATTCATTAGAACCTGCTTTAGCTCATACAGGAGAAGTAGTCAAGCAATTTAGTCAAGCTACTTATACTGCTCATAAAGTATTTAGAATTGTTCAACCTTCAGGATTGCAAAGTGATAAACAAGTTGAAATTAATAAAACTTTGTACAATGATATGGGTATGGCTATTGGTAAATGGAATGATTATGCAACTGCTAAGTTTGATATAAGAATTATTGGTGGTTCTACAATGCCTATAAACAGATGGGCTTATTTATCAGAGCTTAAAGAAATGCTTAATGCTGGTGTTATTGATCCACTTGCAGTATTGGCTGAAACAGATATTAGAAATAAAGAAAAAGTAGCTGAAAGAATGGATCAAGTTAGACAGCTACAAGGTCAGTTAAATGGAATGCAAGAGCAACTTTCAGACAAAGAAGGTACTATCGAAACTCTTGAAAGACAACTTGTTCAAGCTGGTATTAAAGATAAAGTTCGTCAAGCAGAAGTTGAAATTGCTAAAAAGAAATTTGATAATAAAACTAAAACAGATAGAGAATACCTTGAAACTGAAGCTGAACAAAAACTTTTAAGAGGAGTTTTAAAAGCTGATGCACAATATAAAATGAAAGGTATGGCTGATTCAGTAAAAAACTTGCAAAAAGATTTGCAACAAAATAAAAAACAACAATAAATTAGGAGTAATAAATGAACACAGAAAACGACAGTAACCCTGGAATCGAAGATGTATTGCAAGGCGATGCAGAAGATACAGGCTCTGATGGTTTTTTTGATAGTTTAGAACAACAAGTAAATGGACAAGTCTATGATGACGAGTCCTCTTCTCAACCAGAACAGGTAACTCAGCAAGAAGCTGACCCCAGAGTTACTGGCAATGAGGAAGTAGATTGGAGAATAGAAGCTGAAAATCTTAAACAAAGATATTCAGACTCCAGTCGAGAAGCTCAAAGACTTAAAGCAGAGTTAGACCAAACTCAGGAACTGACTAAGTTTCGACCTTTAATAGAGCATCTCAAGAATGATCCTGCTGCAGTTGATGCATTAAGGAATCATTTATCTGGACAAGCACAGCCTCAGTTTGATGAGGATTTTGTCTTTGATGCACATGAAGCAGTAACTGATCCTGATTCAGATTCTTCAAAAGCATTAAAGCAAATGATTGACATGGAAGCTGACAAGCGAGTTAATGCAAGATTGCAACAAGTAGAGCAAAAAGCTGCTCAAACTCAAGCACAGCAAAGACTTGTAAGTGAAGTAGATGCATTTAAACAAAAAACTGGCATGAATGATACACAGTTTGAAGAAATGCAAAATTGGGCACAAAGTAGAGAGCTAACCCTGGAAGATATTTATTATCTTAAAAACAAAGGAACAGCTGCTCAAAATGTAGCCAATAATACTAAGCAGGAAATGTTAAATCAAATGAGGAATGTTCAGAATATTCCAACAAGTGCGAGTAATGTAAATAGTGCTCCAGAGCAACGATCTCCAGATGATGCAGTTTTTGACATCTTGAAGGGGATGGATGAAGGAGCAGAAAACCTGTTCGGTTAATCTTCAAAGATTACTGAACTTATTTTGATTTTAAAATAGGAGTCAGTTATGTCTGATTTTTTAAGTGTCATAACTCCGAATACTGATCTTACAGTTTCAGATCCTGGTGGGTTTCAGGGTGCTAAACAACAAGATACTGGAGATCTTAGAAGAAAGTTTAACTTCGGAGACCAAGTAAGTGAGCTTGCAATAGCTCAAGATCCTTTCTTTAGATTTGTTTCTAAAGTAGGTAAAAAACCAACAGATGATCCATCTTTCAAATTTACTGAAAAGCGTGGTTCATGGCATAAAAGATATGCATTTCCAATAGCATTTAGTAATGATAACTCAACTTGGGTGGAAACTCTTGATGGAACAGATATTGATACACAGCTTGATAAATATGAAACAGCTGGTAGTACAGTATGGGTTAAAATGGCTTGTGATTATAAAGGCTCTGGGAACATACAGAATATCTATGGAAATTCATCTAATGAAGTTACTATAGGTTCAGATGGTACTCAGCCAAAGTTCTTTATGCCAGGTCAGCTTGTAAAAATTAATTTTGGTAATGCAAGTGCAAGTTTAAGTGCAAAGCAAAAAACTGCTTCATACTCTATAATTAGAATTGATGCAGTAACTTTACAAGATGAATCTACTTCTCCTCCAACAGCTCATACTCATGGTGAAGCAGCTATCTTAAGGGCTACAGTTATTAAAACTAAAACAGCAGGTCATGATGTTATTGCAGGTGTAAATTCTGCAGCTCCTATTGGAGATTCTACATATAATGTAAGTATTTCTGGTGAAGGAGAAACTAATAATGCTGGTCTTGAAGATTATAAAGCATATGTAGTTGGAACATCTCATGAAGAAGGTTCTGGTTATCCTGAAACTTGGAAAGATCAACCTTACTCAACAGGTTATGGATATACTCAAATCTGGAAAACTTCAATGGCTATGACTAATACTGCAAGAGCAACTGTTCTTAAGTATGAGCCTAATGAATGGGCAAGAGTATGGAAAGATAAACTTATTGAGCACAAGTATGACATTGAGCAATCTTTATTGTTTGGTTCTCAAACAACAAGAGATAACATTCAGTATACTCAAGGTGCTGTTGATTTTGTTTTAGGCTATGGTAATACATTTAGTTTATCAACAGCTACTAAAACAGCTGATGATTTCTTGCAAGATATGTCAAGCTATTTAGACCCAAGATATAATAATGCCAATGCAACAGTTTTCTTTTGCAACACTGTTACTTATAATTGGTTGCATAAACTTGGTGGATACTTTAGTAACAATCTAAATATTAACTCTAATTTTAGTGCTGACTTAGCAGTTACTGGTAGAAAGAAAGTCTTAGGACTTGATACAACTACTATTAATACTGTTTATGGTAACATGAATGTAGTTAGAAATATCCATTTAGATGGAACTAATATTAATATGCTTGGTATTAACATGAAGTATGCTAAATATAGACCATTAGTTGGCAATGGAGTAAACAGAGACACCTCAGTATATGTTGGTGTACAAACACTTGAAAACTCTGGTGTTGATAGAAGAGTTGATTTAATCTTAACAGAAGCTGGGATGGAATGGTCAATGCCTGAAGCCCATGCTATCTGGACAGCGTAAGGAGATATATCATGAGTATACCAATGTACGGACAAAATAGAGATGGTAGTGCTTTAAATAGTATTGCTTTAAGTAGAGGTTATATGAAAATCTCAGCTGGAACAACTCTTGATGGAACAGATGGAGGTATTATACATATAGCAGATTCTGATGCATGTGCTATAGTTCTTCCAACTATTACAGAAGCTTTAGATGGATTAGAATATAAATTCATTATGGCTAATGATGCAGGTGGCAGTATAACTATAACAGCTACAGATCAAGATGGTGATTTTTATCAAGGCACTTTAGCAGTTCATTCTGTTGATGCTGATGATGGTTTTGCAGCTAATGGTACTTCTAATAATATTATTACTTTAAATGCAACTACTACAGGTGGTCTTCTTGGTTCTGAAGTTAATCTCAGAGCCTCAATGGGCTTAGGCTGGATAGTATGGGGTAATGTACTTGGAACTAATGCCACTGGTGCAACACCATTTAGTGGTTAATAGAAAGGAGTAACTTATGGCTAATGCAAGAATAGGTTCACATCCTTCGCATGGGTATCAAATAGTTGAAACTATTGACACAGATGGAAAAGACTTAGATAGAAATGATTCTGGTAAAGTTTTCTTCTGTTCTCAAAATTCAACTGCAGCTGTAACTGTTTATTTACCAAGTGTTTCTACTGAAATAGCTGGATGGCATGCTAAATTTATTTTAGCAACAGCATCAAGTAATACATTTAATATTCAAGGTGCTAATTCAGGGGGATTAGAAACTTCATCAGACGATAAAATACAAGTTTGCTTTGTAGGAAATGGAACATCTACTGGTGACGGTGACCAACTTGGTTCAGATAGGGCAATCTTTACAGCTACTGCTACTCAAGGCGATTCTATAGAAGTTCATTGCGATGGTACAAATTGGTATGCTACAGGTATTACCAATATAGCTGATGGTATTTCTGGAAGTGGATAATAAATAACAAATAACTTAAGGGCTGTCTGAATCGAGGCACTTTTCCTCCTCCTTTCAGGCAGTCACTTATACAACTCATTCACGCTTTTGTCAAGCTTAGAGAGGAAGTAAAATGGCAACATTTGAAGTACAAGTAGAAGGTTTAACAGGATTAACTATAGATGGATCATCTGCTCCAACTACTACAGAACTTGCACAGTTCTTGAAAGATGGAGTAATAGATGTTACTAATAGATGCATTCAGCTTAAACCTGAAAATAAAGAAGATTTTATTAGAGGCAGTTCTACACAATCTTCTAATGGATTTGCTACTAATGGTGCTGATATAATATCTGTTATTAGAGAAGCAGGTGCTGATGGAGATACAGATGGTAGTACTGCTTGGAGAAATTGCAGAAAAGTTTCTGCTCATTTAAGATCAAGAGTAGTTGATACAGAAAGTCTTCACTTTGCTTCTAAATACAATCCTGTTTATATAATCAATAATAATAGTGCTGTAAATGTATATCCTGTTCCAGATGGAACTGATGATGGATATAGAGTCTATTATATTAATAACGAACCTAAAGGAGATGGTTTAGTAGATGAATTAGCTGCTGGACATACTACTATAGGTTACTTTCCTAAAGATAAAGTTTATCTTGTAGTTATGTATGCAGCTATAAAATCTCTTCAAAATGCTTTATCAGCTGTTAATATTTCTACATTTAGTTTAAGTGCTTCTGCTCCTGCTACTGTTCCTTCGGCTCCAAATATAACAGGTGGTTCTGTATCTCCAATAACTATAGATGCTTTACCTTCTGCACCTAATTATACACAACCTACAGTTAGTGGTGCAACTGAAGAAATAACAGCTACTATGGATGCAGATTCAGCAGGATATGGAACTGATGCTGATTTTCTTAATTTTTCAAAATGGTTTTCAGTGGCTGGTGATTTTATAGAAGATGAAGAAGATATAGAATTAGCACAAGCTCAAATACAAAAGATTTCTACTTATTTAAATGCATATTCTCAAGCTATGCAGAATCAATTAAACATATTTAATGAAGGTAATGCTGTATATCAAGCAGCTATCCAAAGAAATTTACAACAAGCTCAAATAAATATGCAAGATGCTCAAAAAGAAGCAGATTTAACATTACAAGCTTCAATACAAGATTATACATTAGAACTACAAAGAGTATCTACAGATGCTTCTAAATATCAAGCATTAGTATCTGCTGAAGTACAAGCTTATCAGCAAGAAATAGCTGAAAAATCAGCTGAATATCAATGGCAATTAGGTAGGTTGCAAGAATTAAAACAAGAATATAATCAAGCATTTGCTATGATGGCTCCTCCTCAACCTCAACAAGCTGGAGGTAGATAATGAAAGTACAAGAAGTAATGGAAAGAGCTGGTATGACTGAAACAGGTCGTGCAGTAGCTTATATAAAAGATGCTCTTGAAGAGATAAATATGATTTCTCCTACTCATGTAACTACAGTAAGAATTGATATAACAGAAAATCAAAGATATTATGACTTACCTCATGATATGCTTAAGATTACAGATGTAAGATGTAAGAATCATTTTAACAGTAAAGATGAATATAGAACTATAAATAGACATATGCATGAGCCTTATACAGAAGATGCAGATCAGGAGTTAATATAAATGGCTTCAGCTAAAGAATATGGATATTTTATAAAAGGCAGTAAGCTTGCTCTTATAGAGAAAGATACAGCTTTAGATAATGATGTTAATAGTAGAGACTATGGACCAGATGTAACTAATGTAAGATTTAAGTCTCCTTTATCTTCTGTAGCAGATGGACTTGAATTAGAATATATATATAGTCCAAAATATCATATAAAAGAAACAGATGATATAGAGCAAACTATAACAAGATTTAGAAGTGTTGAAGGAGAGCTTCAAATAGATGGAGCAATAAATTATTTAACAGACCCTCAATATTTAGCAGATGGTAGCTATATAGTTTTAAGGAAAGCAGGCAGATTTAGTGGTCTTCATAAAGTAAAAGCTACAGCAAATATAGGTGGTACAAATGATGGTATAACTCTTTATACTAAATATTCAGGTTTAACTACTTGGTCTACTTTTGAAAGAACAGTAGATTTATATTATAATATAGATGTATTAAATGATGAAGCAGATGAACTTCCAATATCAGAATATTTATCTAAAGCAGTTGTCTACTATTTAAAAGCTAAGATGGCTGAAGATAGAGGTGATTTTAATTTAAAACAAGCTATGATGAGAGAGTTCTACAGGATAGTAGAAAAGAGCGACAATGCAAAAATTCATACAATAAGAAGAGTTGCACCTCATAGTGCAGCAATAAGATAGGAGTCAGAGATGGCAGATTTACATAAGTTTACAGTACAAGAGTCTTTAAATGCTTCTCAAGGGCATTCAGGAAGATGGGATACAAGTCAAGGTTATCAAACTGTAGATAGTGGTTCATCAAGAGTACCATTAAGTGCAGCTACACATATAGTTATCTTACAGTCTACTGTTGATGTATATATAAGATTTTCAAATACTGATGATAATATAAATTCAAATAGAGATATAAAAATTTTAGCAGATACTATTTTTTCTATAAATGTTCCAAGAGGAATAGAAGGAACTGTTAAGCTTATATTTTCAAGAGCAGGTGGTTCAGATGGAACACTAAAGATAGTAGAGGTATAATATGTTAAGTGGAATGATAACTTCAGTTCATCAGCCAGTAAATACTGCAGGCTCTAATCTTGGAATAGATACAGATGCTCAATTTGCAGATGCAGGTTCAGTAGACAATATAGCTATTGGTAAAGATGCATTAGATAGTACAACAGATGATGCTATAGCAAATGTAGCGATTGGTGTAAATGCTTTAACAGGTTTAACTCATGGTGATGGTAATATTGCTATTGGTTATGATTCTTTAGATGTAACAGATGATGGTATTTATAATGTAGCTATAGGTTATAGGACTTTAAGTGCTAATTGTGGTGATGAAAATACAGCTATAGGCTCT